GCGGCATACGTGATCGGGATCGGCAAACCCCACACCGTGTCGGTTTGCGGGATCTCGACGGCCGCTGGCGCATTGGCGGGCTTGACGGTCATAAACTTCGGCGGGTTGTCGAACGTCGCGAACACGAGCTCGGCGGCACTCTCATCCTGCGCGGGAATGAACCGGGCCATCGAGCCCCAGCCGTTGGCCCCCGTGACGCCCGCGTTTTGCGTGCCCCGGCGCCGCGCGCCGAGCCCCTGCGATGTGATGAGCCAGTTGACCGCTTCGGTCCCCATGTCGGCCGGCAACATCGCGGGATCGTCGGTGCCGTTGCGCCCCCGGAAGCGCTCCCAGCTGATTACGCCGGCGCCGGATCTCGGACGGGTTGCCATCGTCAGTCCACCAGGCCCGTGCGCGTCGCCGGATAATTCGGCCCGAGATCACTCCAGCGGGTGCCGTAGGCACTGAGCTTGCTACTCACCGGCCGGTAGTTGGGCGGGTACTCGATGTGCGCGGTCAGATCGGCGGCGAAGCGTTCGAACTCGGCCATCTCGGCCGCCGCCTGCTGCAGCCGCCCGTCCTTGCGATAGAACCGGGCCCGCGCGTAGGACTGCAGCATCTCGTGGTAGTGGTCGGGGAACGGCGGCTCGTCCTCGTCGTGGATCAGTTTCGGGATCGCGTACTGCCCTTCGATCTCGTAGCGGAGAACCGACGACGGCGTCGGGAAGAGCCGGAAGCTCACGTAGCGGCTCGACAGATTCGGCGTCGTGATGTGCGCCAGGTGCCGGCCGCCATCATCGGTGAGCGTGACGGTGCCGCGCGCGGTCGCGTTGATCGTGAAGTGCGTGATCTGGATCAGCTGATCGCCGTACATGTACGCGGGCACGGGCGTGGTGCCGTTGAGCCGCGCCGACGTCGACCGGATGTCGCCGTCCCACGGGCGCAGCGCGTGGATCTCGAAGCCCTGCGTCGTGTCGGTCGGATCGTTCGACTCGATATAGAGCGTGTTGTTGATCCCGCCGCCGACGCCGCCGGTCACCTTCGGCTGCCGCCACACCGGCGAGATGCCTTCGGGGATCCAGTACGCCGGCGTGCCGCTCGAGGTCAGCCCGGGGTCGAGGCCGCGATACCAGTCGCGCGTGCGGAAGTGCATCCGCCGGCGATTGTCCAGATCGGTGATGTAGTCGATCCGATCGAAGCTCATCGGCGCGCCATAGAAGCCGACGTCGGCCTCGGTGCTGAACGCCAGGATGCCGATGCGCAGACTCTTCAGGCGCGGCCGCCGCAGCACGCGCTCGAGCCCTTCGTTCAAGTAGCGCCGCGCCCGGTCCTGGACGCCCGGCTTGGGCGCGGGCTGGTACTGCATGTCATCGAAGAGCCCGAGCTGCAGCTCGCGGAACGTCATGGCGTCACCGGGTCGGCGCGTAGATCCAGGTGCCGCTGTCGGCGGCCTCGCCGATGTGTTCGAACCATTGGTTATTCACTTTGATGCGGAACCCGTACTCGGCCGTCGGCACGTAGGCTTCGGTGACGACGGTGCGGTTGTCGCCGGTGAGGAGCACGCGCGTCTGCTCCACTTCTTTGGGCAGCGGCGCCGCTTTGGGCCGCGCGACCGGCGGCTCGAGCCGCTTCTCGTCCTCGACTGGCAGCTGTTCCGGTTCAGGATCGTCGTTACGTTTCTGCGCCACCTTGGGCCTCCTAGACTTTGGACGCGAGCCGCGATTCGAGCTCGTTGACTTTCGCGGTGAGTTGCTGGATGAGCGCGAGCGCGGACGCCGGGTCGGCCATCGTTTCGCCATAGAGCAGCTCCACGAGAATGGCCGACTGACTCGGCAAGTCGTGTCGCACATCGAGTCCGCGATACGGGACGTCGACGATGAGCTTCTTCTTCGTGCCGTGCTTGACGATCGTCGCGGTCCACTGCCCGTCGCGCGCGCTCTTGTCGGACGTGAACTGATTGATCAACTCAATCTCTGGAATGGTGAGCCAGTCAGCCTGGACATCGCCGTTGCAAAACTCGTAGGCGTAGATCATCGCGGGGCGCGGATGCGCTTTCTTCCCGATCGGGTTGTCGGGGAGGAAGTGCAGCGCGCCGGTCTTGCAGATCTCGCACTTCGGGTCGTACGTGTAGACCGACACGTCCTCGTAGTTGGGATTGTCCTGGCGCACCGCGCGCTGCGCGGTCTGCGTCAGCGACTCAACTTGCTTGAGCAGGGCCGTCATCGCATCGGTCATGCCGGGGGCCGCCGGCGAGCTCGGGCCCGACGCTTCTTTGAACGCCAGGAGCAGCGCCTTCAGGTCATCGGCGCCCAGCACGTACTGCGTCGGCGGTTTCGGCGTCGGGATCGGATCGTCTTTCGCCATGCAAGCACCTCGAGAAAAGTCCCGCGCGCCGCCGGGTTGGAGCGTGGCAGCGCGCGGGCTGGTGTGACACCTCAGGTCACAGCAGGTTGATGTGGGCCGGCTGGATCTTGCCGGTCACGCCGGTGACGAGCGTGCGGCCGATGATCGCCAGCGTCGTGCTGTTGACGGTCGCGGCGCCGGGCACGGTGCCGGGCACGCTAAGCAGCTGGCCGACGACCGGCGCGCCCTCGATGAGCGTCGGGAAGTCGCCCTCGACCCCCACCCAGCCGAACTTCCCCGCGCCGATCGGGAAGACCGCCACGCCGACCGGCGCGCCCGTCAGGGTCGCCGGTGACTGGATCACGCCGCGGCACGGATGCGGCGTGAGCGTCACGCGGCTCGTGCCGGTGATCGCCACCTGGATCGCATCGTCCGATCGCAGGTTGATCGTCGCCACGCCGCCCGAGACGACCGCGGCATGGCCGCTGATGCCGTACGAGTACCCGCCGCCGGGATCCGTGTCGATGCTGGCTAACCCCTCCGAGTACGCGTTCTCCGCGAGGGCCGCCGCGCCGAGCGTCACGACGATCACTTTCGAGCCGACGCCTTGCACGGCCGTCGGCGTCAGCTGCCCGTGGACGGCCACCTGCGCGGGGGCCTGCACGACGTTGCCAGGGACGAGCGGGAGCGCGCCCGCCATGACGTACTTGTAGAGCCGGCCGCGGGAGTCGGTCTGCAGCGACCCGAGCGCCGCGAGCGGCGTGGCGGAATCGCTATTGACCGGGCCGCCGCCGGAGATCGGGAAACCTGTGAGATTCATGGTCTGCCTCCTTTCTCCGGGGTTACGCGACGTTCGTCACGACGCCAAGGTGGCGCCGCGCGGCCGCGGTCAGGTTGCCGACGGTGAAGACACGGTGTACCCTGAGGAGCTGATTCGCGGGCTCGACCGGGTTCTTCATCTTCATCCATGCCCCTTTTAATACCATCAACTTGAGGTAGTTCTTGTTTACGAAATATGCCGTCGCGGCGGGCGTGGCTTGTTCGTCGTACACCATGGGCAGGCCCATGTACGCGACGGCCTCGTTGAGCCAACCCAAGTCAGGATCGGCTTCGCCGCCGCCGTCTTTCACCAGACTGGTGACGTCGGTGAGCAGTTTGACGTATCCTTCGAAGGAGGGGCGGTCCATGACGAGGCCGGTGGGTTTCTTCTCGGTGCCCCCGAGCGAACATTGGTTGTGGACCGACAGCAGTGCGGCGCGGAAGTTGTTGAAGTTGGTGCCCGCGCCGCTCGCTTGTTTGCTGCGCCAAAATGCCCAGGTGCCGGCATTGATGCCGCCAACTGTGCCGACGGTGGGGTCAGCAGGGATAATCTTTTTGATGCCGTCGAAGTCTTTCCCTCCATTTCCCGTGCCGTCCCCCCAGAGCATCTCGTTCATCGACTGCATCGCCGACGACACGCCATTCTTCAACTTTCCCTTAATCACGTCGATTTTTCTGTTGGCAACCGCGTTGCGCAACTCCTCGAGATCGCTGAAGACAATAGAGCCGGCATGTATCTTCTGCTCATACCTGGCAGCATCGAAGACATCTATCCGGCTCGTGTCAATCACCTCCGTCTCGGAGATGCTCCGAAACGTCGTGTTGGGGGCATACTCGACCGTAATTTCGAAAAGTCTGCCGCCATCCATGCTCTCTTTATATCCGCCATCTTTGAGGAGATATAAGAGGGCTTGGCTCGTGAAATACTGGTCGATAGGTCCGTCGGACCACAGGTTTTCCCAGGCGACGCTGGGGACTTGCCCGATATTTGGTTCTGCCAACGCAGCACCCTACGGTGCCGCCTAATAGTTCACGGAGGAACTATGCGCGGCTCACCGCGCCCCCGTCGACGACAGGGCGGCATTGATCGCACGGTCGAGCCGTGCGTCGAGGCCTCCACGCGCTACGCGTGACCCTGCCGCCGCGGTGGCGGCCGCACCCGGTCGAATCGTGTTCGCCGCGGATGCGTGCCTAATTTCGTCGAGCGTCTGCTTCCGGGTTTCGCTCTTCAGCTGCGTGGTGCTCGTCTTGAGGTCTTCTTGGAGGGCGCGATTGTACGCGGACAACAACGTCGTGCGTTTGTCGTTGACCATGATCTCGCGGATCCGCGGCGTCAACTCGGAGAAGCGGTGCCAGTTCTGCGCTTCGCGCACGGCTTCGCCGGCATAGCTTTGCGCTTCAGCGCGGATCTGCGCCACGCGTGCGGCGTGATGCATCTGCTGGAGCGGCTGCAGCTCGCCCGACATCTGGGCGCGGAAGTTCTGCAGCGCGAGGTTGACGACCTGGAGGACTTGGTCCGCGCTGTACGCGGTCTGCCCATCGACGCTGACGAGCGCCGGATCGGGCAGGGCGGGCGGCGCCTGAGGTAGCCGCGCATCGGGGCTCTCCCCGTCATGCGGCCGGTAGGTGCCGTCGCGCTTGAGCGCCTGGAGCGTCAACTCCGCATGGAGCTGCGGGTCGCGCCGGAGGAGCTCGAGGTGCGCACGGACCTCGACCGGGTCGAGGCCGTCGACCAGTCCGTACTCGGTGAAGACTTGTTCACGCGTGGCTTGGCGTTCTTTGCCCCGCGCGTTCTCTAAGACCTGCGTCCACTTGGCTGGCGGGGGCTCACCCCCTGGCTGACGCTCGGGTGTGGCTGCGGGCACGCTGGGCCGTCTCGTGGCCCCGTCGGAGGAACGCGTGGGAGCAGCTGCCGCGTCAACATCGGACACGGCCGCGGTGGCATCAGACGGCGTGGGATCTGATGCCGGCGCAGACGGGGCGGTCGGGACCGTGAGCGCGCTCGAGCTCTCCGAGGGTGAGTCGGAGCCTGTCGAGGGCGCGCTGACGGCCGAGTCAACCGCTGCGCTGATAGCGCCTTCAAGACTCATGTGACCAGGGATCCCTGACCTTGCCTCTGTCTCGCTCGAGGCGCTCGCACGAGTGGTCGATACTGCCGGGGAGTACCCAGTTTAGCGCCGGCGTCAAGGGGGGTGGTACGCTGCCGTCGCTGAGCGTCGTGCCGGCGGCGCGTTGCGGTCTGCTTCCAGGTCGCGCCCGAGTCAGACGGTTGGAGATAACCCTCACCCGGTACCGTGAGTCTGGTCGTCCAGCCGTCGCGCCGCCGACACGGCGCTCAGCGGCCCCGCAGTTTCGGCGACTCGGTCTGCACCGCGCGCTGCGCGTCGTGCCACGGTTGTGAGCCCAGCGGGGCGGCCTGGCCGGGCTTGGGCGGGTCATCGACGACGAGCTCGCACGCCGCGACCCAGTAGGTATCGCTGCCATTCAAGATCACCTGGCCCGAGATCATCGAGCCCTCGGGCGTCTCCCGCGTCACGAGCATCGGCAGCGTGTCGCCTTCGGCGACCTTGTCGCCGACGTGCGCCTGGGCGCCGGCCGGCCAGGTGGGCGGGTTCTGCTTCAGTCGATGTTTGATTTGATCGCCGTCGGTGCGACGCGCGTTGATCTGCTCGGCGTCGCTGGCGGATAGAAGGTAGAGAACGGTCGTGCCTATGTGCATTACATCACCTTCAACGGCTGCGTGGGTTGATGAGTCGCTTGGTGGTAGAGCGTGCGGCACGCGCAGACGAGCACCAGGCGATCGGGCGACATCCCGATCGCGAGCGCGTTGCTCTCGTCCACGACACTGCCGCCGTAGCACGGGCGATGAAAGAGGCGCGGATCTTTGTGGCGCGTGCGGAGCACCGTGAAGTACCGGCGCAAGAGCAGCGCCTCCATGTCGTGGAGCACCGCGGTCGGCCGGAGCACCGGCCCCTCGGCGGTCACGATCGTGCCGGCGAGCGTGTCGGCCTGCGTGCGCGCGATGTTGGCGAGCTTACTGAGCACGAGATCGGTGGTGCCCTTGGGCGGCACGTAGATCGCGTGGCCGCAGCGGCATTCGAGCAGCACGCGCTTGGGCGTCACCTGCATCCGGCAGCCCGAGTGCCGGCCGCGCGCGTGACAGTCCTCGCACCAGATCGTCTCGAGGAGCTCGTAGTGGCGCAACACCGCGGTGATGGCCCCGTAGACGTGCGCCTCCTCCATCCGCATCGGCGGCACGACGATCGGCGCCGGCGCGAACATATCCGGGCGCATCGGCTCCGTCTTCGGCCCCGTCGTGCTCTCCTGCTGGTGCTTCATGCGCAGGCCGGCCTGGTTGAGGAGCGTGAGGTACTGACTCTTCGACGTGACGTAGGGCCGACCGGGCAGCCCCTCGACGTGCTGCGGGCCGCCCCACATCCGATCGTCGTGGACGGCGACGGTCTGCTTCTCGGGCGGCGTCTTCGGATCGGGCACCGGCTCGAGCGGCGGCGGCGGTTTCTTTTTGTCGATCATTGGCCTGGTCCGAACGGTCGCACCGCGGGCCGGGGGCCGGGCTGGCGGAAGGTGCCGACGGGGCCCTCGGTGGTGTTGAGGTTGGCCGCGACCACGAGCGGATAGATCTCGGTGTACCAGTCGCGGATCGGATTGGTGTACTGGACGCGGGCTTGAATCTTCCAGTCCCCCGCCACCGGCACATCGCCGGGCTGGGTGCGATAGACGATCTTGCCTTCCTTCCCGCTGCCGACCTTCGTCGCGTTTTTCGCGCTTGTCGGCGGCGGCGGCGGCGGCGGCGTGTCGGGCGTCGCCGGCGTGTCGGGCGTCGGCGTGGGGGGCGTCATAAAGATCGTCATCACGGTCGCCAGCTCGAGGTCGACCGGGTTGCCGTGGCTATCGGTGAGCGGGCAGACAATGTCGATCCCCACGGAGTCGACGCGCAGGATGGCGGCCATTAGGGGCGCTCCAAGGTGACGAGGGTGGTGACGCGCATCGGGATCGCGATCGCGTCCGACGAGCTGCGGCTCATCGGCACCGTGACGGTCGGGACGATCCGCATCGTGATCCGCGCCTGGCTCTGGACCGTCACCGGCTGCGTGACCTGGGTGGCAATGCGCATCGGGATCTCGAAGGCCCCGAGCGGGGCGGTGTCGTAGACCGGCGGCGGGACCGGGATCGACGGCGGGAAGTAGAGGCCGAAGTAGCCGCCGCCGAAATAGAACATCAATGCACCCCCGCGCCGAGGCTGCTGCGGTGCGTGCGCTCGAGCCAGTCGAGCGTGTCCACCGCGTACTTGACGGCCGTCCCCGACTGCCACGGCACCTGGGCGACGTAGCCGTGCAGCAGGTCGTACTCTTGGGTCGTCAGGTGCAGCTGCTTGCTGCCGTCGCCGTTGTTCAGTTGCCGATCCGGCTCGCCATTCACGAGCTTCTTCCCGCACGGTTTCAGTTCGCTGATCGCCTCGAGCTTTTCGAAGAGCCCCACTTCGGTGCGCAGCACTTGCATCCCCTTCTGCTGCTGCAAGCTGCCGCCGAGCACGAAGCCGACGAACAGGAACTCGAAATGCTTGCGCCCGAGCTCGTCGTTGAAGTCCAACACCATGCTCAGTCCTTTTGGCAGAAGTTGACCTGCACAAAGGGCGGGAGGTGCGACGCCGGCGCCGACGTGCCGACAATGCCCAGCGCCCCGGCTCCCGCCGACGTGCCGACGACGCCGACCGCGCCGGCCAGCGCCGAGGTACCCGAGATCGCGGGCGCGTCATTGGGAATGCTGCCGGAGCCCGATCCCGATCCGCTGAAGCCGTGCGCGTGCGCGCCGGCCGTCGAGCTGTCGACATCGAACGAGCCGGAGAAGTTGTGGGTGTGGTTGGGCGCGTTGGTTTGAAAACTGCCGCCCGCATCCGCCGTGTTCGCGGCGCCCGTGGCGGCCGTCGCGCCCGCGATGGTCGCGCCGACGCGGTGACTGTGATCGCCGGCGCTCCCGGTCGATCCGCTGACGCTCACGTTGACGTTGACGTTGCCACCGTGGTTGTGCCCGTTGGCGGCGAACGAACCAGGGCCGTGCGCGTGATCTTGCGAGGCGAACGAACCGGGGCCGTGCGCGTGATCCGGGACGGCGAACGATCCGGCGTCGTGGGTGTGCGTCGATGACCCGCCCGCGATGAAGGGGGGGCCGCCGCGCAAGAAATAGCCATCCCACGGGGAGATGCGCGTCCAGCCGGGGGGACAGTCCCCATTGGCGATCACGATCAGGCCGCTGGGGAAGATGTCGCCGACCGGCCGCCACGCCTGGTCCCCGCGCAGAAACGTCGTGGCGCTCGGCGTGCCGCTGCCGAGCCGGGCGGGGGCCACGAGCCCGGTGGCGATCCGGGCGGCGTTGAGGTTCGTCAAGTTGCTGCCGTCGCCAACGAAAGAGTACGCCGAGATCCAGTTCGTGGTGTTGACAATGACATCGCCGCCGACGGTGCCGCTGGTGAAGTTCACGGCGTTCGCGTTCTGGGTCGCCAGCGTGCCCAGCCCGAGCGCGGTGCGCGCCGCCGCCGCCGAGCTCGCGCCGGTGCCGCCCTCGCTCACCGGGATCACCGCGACCGTGCTCGGCTCCCCCGCCGTGCTCTTGACGTAGCCGTTGGCGAGCGCATTGAGCGCGCGTTCGTTGACCAAGCCGCTGGAGGGCGACACCGTCCAGTACGTGGCATCGACGCCGGCGGTGCCCTCTGGGCCCTGCGGGCCGACCGGCCCTTGGATCCCTTGCGGCCCTGGCGGCCCCGCAGGGCCGGTCGGGCCCGGCGTCATCGCGGCGAACAGATCATCGATCAGTTTTTCGGTGAGGCCGGCGTAGATCTGATCGCCGACGACGATCGCGCGCACCGACGATCCTTCCTGGGTGCGCGCGAACGTGAAGACGTCGCCGACCTTCGCCGTGACGCGGAGGATCTCCGCGTTGGTCACGCGCGGGAGCTCGCCGACGGCGTGGGCGATGACGTTGAAGGGCGGCAGCGGGAAGTACGTGCCGGCGCCCGCCTCGACCGTCAGTGACGTGCCGGTCGTCGCCGGCGTCGGCGCGACGGCCACCGTTGAGATCGCGAAGTTCTTGAAGTCGTCCATCGCGCCTTCACGCCTTACGTTCAGTCGGTGTGGCACCCAGCCGGGTCGGCCACTTCGCTTCGCTCACGACATCCCCGCTCGGGCGGCGCAGCGGCACCTGCGTGCGGCAGAGCTCGCAGCGGTGCCCGTCGACCTCGAGGCAGAGGAAGTACGGACATTCGGCCAGCCGTCCGCACGCCGCGCAGGTGAAGGGATGCGGCATTACATCGGTCCTCGTGGCCCCGGCCCTGGAAGTTCCCCGGTCACCTTCGTCTGGTGCTTGCTGACCGGCTCGATCCCTTGCGGCGCTTTGATGAGCTCGGGCGGCCGGGGCGGCGCCGGCGGGAGCTGCACGCCGTAGACCGTCTGCAGGTACATCTGCACGCCGGCGTACTGCGGACTGAGCGGATTGAGATCCTCGCCCTTGATCGAGAACGACGCTTTCGGCGGCTCGGGCCGCGCCGGCTGCGGCTGCTGCAGCAACCGCACGGGATCCTGGCCGAACGCTTCGCAGAGCAGCGCGGCGACTTCCTGCTGATTGAAGTTCTGGTTATTGCTGACCAGGTTGATGAACCGCAGGACCATCTCGCGGTTCTGCGCCGCGTCGACGCGCATCGACGAGTCGGGGCTGAACTTGAACCCGTACTGGCCCTGGATCGTTTCGCGGTCCCACGACGCGAACCGGTTTTTGCCGTCTTCGCCGACGATCTCGATCAGCTCCTGGTCGGTGGCGAAGAGCTGCACCAGACTAAAGAGCTTCTGGCAGGCCTTCGCGTACTGCGTCAGCAGCCGCACGCGTTCCTTGGCTTGCCGCGTCTCGGTGGCGCGCTGGATCAGTGAGGCCTCGTACGCGGTGTCGGAGTCCTCGAGGGGCAGCCCTTGCTGGTTCGCGCCGCTCGCGGTGATGCGATCAATATCTTGCTGGCAGATGCTGTCGAAGGAGAAGTTTTCTCCAGGGTAGTGGGCCAGGCCGATCGCCTTGATGTCGTTGTCGGAGACGGGGCCGTCGAACTTGATGAGCGCGCCGATTTCCCCGGCCTCAATCTGCTCCACCGTGTCGCGCGTGAGCGATCCCGACTTGATGTTGATGCCGCGCATCGGGAGGGACCGCTTGCGCTGCGCCACCATCATCGAGCGGCCCATGTTCTTCTCGTCGGCGATGTCGCGCACGACGCTGCAGTCGCTCTTGGGGAACGCGCTGTTCACGCGGCTGCGCAGCGTGTAGACGTGCAGCGGGAACCCCTTCATGCCGCCGATGAAGCGGCCGACCGGATCGAAGCGCTGCCAGGGGCTGTTCTCGTTGACGACGATCGAGTGCGCACCATGCCGGCTCTTCTTGGCGACGAGCACCAGGCGGCGGATCCGCTCAGGATTGACTTCCGCCGGATCGTAGAGCGAGGCCTTGTACCAGATCTCGAAGCCCGAGGCGACCGAGCGTTTCTCGAGCGCTTCGCGATCGTCCGTCGCGACGAGCTTCTGGTCCCACTGAATGTCGTCGAAGGTCGCCGGCTCGACGCCGTAGCGCCGGTGGAGCTCGTGCCGGTCGGCGTAGAAGCGGAAGCCGAGCCAGGGCGCCTCGTCGAAGCGCGTGCTCAAAAAGCCGACCGGCGACAGGAAGTCGTCTGGGCTGATGCGTTTCATGTAGTACTCGCACCAGATCTTCTGCGGCGCCGTTTCGGTTTCCGGTTGCCCGTCCTCGCCGAGCGCGAGCGTCTCTTCGAGCTGCGGCGCGCCGGTCATCGGATCGATCGCCGGCATCCCCGTCACCGGATCGATCTTCGGCGTCGGCGCCCCGGTCAGCGGATCGACCTGCGGCGTCATCCGCCCGGTCGGCACCTGCACGTCGACGGTGACCGCCTCGTAGCCGATCTTGGTCGGGCTGTACCCGGAGGGCACCATGATGTCGGACAACACTTCGTCCATCAACGCCGTGGCGTCGATCTGGTCTTCGCTGAGCAGCGCGTCCATGATCGCTTTCACGATCGGGGCGGCCGCTTTGGTTTCCGGCCGCAGGGCCGTGACCTGGAGCGTCGGCTGCTGATGGAACAACTGCGGCTTCTTCTGCTCGGTCGAATAGAAGCCGACGTTCACATTGCAGATGTCGTCGACGTGGATGCCGGGCAAGGCCGGCTTCTCCCCGTCATAGCGCGCGAGGTTCGCCCGCCAGGCAGGGATCTCCTTCTTCAGCCGCTCTTGTGCCGCTTCGACTTCGTCGACCCAGAATGTTGCGCTCCCGTACCCGTCGTCGGGCAGCGGGATGGTTAGCGCGCTCGCGTCGTCACGCCCGGTGGGGAGACGCGCTGACGCGCGCCCAGGCGCAGACGCGCGCGGCGGGCCCTTGCGTGCTTTCGCCACGAGCGTTGCACTTTCTCTCCAACCGCAATGAGACGGTGATTATATCGCCCGTGGCAAGGTGAGCCGGGCGTCAGGCGCCGGTAGGATCGAGCGCACTTGAGCGAACTTGAGCGGCCAGAAACAGACCGGCCCGAGCTGTGCGAGAGCTCGGGCCGGCCGCCACCCCACGGTCAGGGTGGGTGAAGACGATGGACATGGACCTGGTGATTCTACCAGAGCCGTCAACGGGCGCGCCTGAGGCCGCGCCGGAGCTCGTTGATCTCGTGGCCGATCGCGCCCTCGGGCAGCGTCTTGACAATTTTGCTTGGCGGCAACGGCCTCGACATCACCCAGTAGCGGAGCGCGCACGCCGGGTACTCGTCGGTCGTCGCATCGATGTCGTCGGGATGATCCTTGTCACTGACAAGCTGCAGGAACGTGTCGAGGAAAAATTTGCAATCGGCGTGGAACGTGATCGACGGCGCCTCGAAGACGAGCGGCACCTCGCGATCTTCGTCGCGGAACTCGCGCACGTCCATCCACGCGCGGATGCGCGCCCAGCCGTTCGTCCGATCTTTGTCGCCGGCCGTCATGTGGAGGCCCGCCAGGCGGAAGGTTTCACTCACCGTCTCGCCGCGCGCCTTCTTCGTCGCCGGAAAGATCTCCGGCTGCGCGATGCAGTCGACCAGGCGCGCGATCCCGTGCTGGCGCATGAAGGCGTGGATCTCCTTGGCCGCCACCTGTGGGGTCTTCTTGTAGAAGGTCTGCTCGAATCGGAGCATCGCGCGGCCGTCGCTCTGGACCGCGATATACCCTATCCAGCCGCGCGCGGAATAGGCCCAATGAAGCGCCGCAAACCAATTCAGCATTCAGTGCCGCGTCTCGCGCGCGGCCAGGTCGTGCAGATCGTCGGTGATCGAGGGCAGGTTCTGAATGAGCTTGCGCACGAGCTCGAGGAGGAGCTTCTCACGGTCGAGCGCGCGTTGCCAATGCACCATGGCGCGCCACCACCCGAGAGCGGCGGCGAACGCCACGACGAGCAGGATCAGTTGGGTCAGCATTTTCGGAGCGCCTCGGGCCGCTTGGTGACCGTGAGCTCGGTGCCGCACTGATAACAGCGGTAGGTGTGGCCCGGCCGCATCATCCGCGGGCCGTCGCCGATCATCGGGCTGACGGGCCGGCGCTGGATCGGCGGCACGCCGGGATCAAACCAGACATGCGAATGCGGACGGAGCCACGACAGCGGGAACTTGTCCATGATCACGCCACCTTGAAAACGTGGATCTTCGCATTGACCAAGCCCCAGGTCACTTCGCCCTGGTCCGCGCCTTGGGCAATCAGGTAGAGCTCGCGCGTGCGCGCATCAAAGAACCCGCTCGCGATCATCTTGGCGTTGCCGACGCTCGTGACCGGCGCGGTGACGATGTTGAACTCGGCCTCGAGATTCGACCAGGCCGTCGGCTCGATCGTGTAGTCGACGCGCTGCCCGCTCCGCACGAGCTCGAGATCACTCGCCGCGTACATGCACGCGTACGGGAAGCGCGCCGTGCAGACGGGCCCGGTGATCCCGGCCGGCACGGCTTCGACGCCGTGGTTGCAGCGGAAGCTGTTGTGCTCGTTCGCGTACCAGACGTGCGCGGCCTGGCTGCTCTGTTTGTCCTGGATGGGACTGCCCGCCACGCCGCCGAAAAAGTACGTGCGATCGACGAGCGGCAAAAACCCGATGCAGCTGTCGTTGTCGGTCCAGCTCCCGACGTGCTGATACGCGTCGGGGTTGACGAAGTTCGCTTGCACGTCCGCGAAGAACTCGTAGATGTACGGGTCGCGCGGGCGCCGTTGCGATCGCACCGGGCCGGCCGCGACGCCGGTCGCCGGATCGATCACGGTGCCCATGTAGTAGTGCCAGAGAAAGCGATCGGTGAGGGTGAGATCGGGCGACGTGGGGCCCGTGGGGGTCGTCGGCGTCGGCCACGACGCGCGACGCGCCAGATTGGTTCCCCACGGGTACCCCACGTTCCCCGACCCCAGAGTGGTGCTCCCCAGCAGCCCCCCCGTGGTCGGGTCTTCACGAAAGTTCATCATCGCGCGCGGGCCCTGGCGCAGCACGCCGTCGCCGTCAGTGATCGCCGGCCGCCACGGGCCCCACGTCTCCGCGGTGCCATCGGGGTGCAGGCGGATCCCGAGGAAGCACCAATCGGGGCGCCCGGCGACGTTGTACGTGTCGGCGTAGCTGACGTAGAGCAGATCGTGTCCGGCGTGGTAGTAGTGTCCGCCGTTGACGGCCGACGTGCCAGCGTTCGCGAAGTCGACCCAGGTGTACCCGGTCTTCGGCGTCTTCAGTCCGCGGCGCCGGTACCAGACGGCCGCGCTGAGCAACCACGCGAGCTTGCGCCGGCGCGCCTCGAGCTCGAGCGCGTCGGCCGTCGCGAGCAGATCCGCGCCGGTGATCCAGGTGCCGCGCCGCCCGTTGTACGGGTCGTCCCACTGCTGCACGAACGTGGCGACCGGATCGTCGGTGATCTCGACTTCGTAGATCGGCGAATGCACGTTCACTTCATCGCCGCTGAAGATCAACCTGACCTTGCCGTCGACGATGCGGCCCGTGCAGTCGCCGTACGCGTACGCCATGTTCAGCGACGGCAGGCCGATCGTGCGGACGAACGTCAACCCGATCCCGACCGTCGGCGTGACGGGGATCACGGTCACCATCACGGCGTCTGACGTCGCGAAGCCGACGGCGTTGGTGATGACGACGTTGTAGCTTGTCGTCGCGCTGAGCGGGCCGGTCGTGTAGCTCGCGCTCGTCGCGCCCGCGATCGGCGCGCCGTTCTTGCCCCACTGATAACTCAGCGGCGGCGTGCCGGTGGCGACAACGGAGAGCGTGGCGCTCTGCCCGGCCGAGACGCTCACACTCTGCGGCTGCGTGATGATCGTCGGTGGCGAGCTCGTCGGCGGATCGAGCTGCTCGACGGCCAGGTCGCCGTCGATCAGCAGCCGGCGCCCCGTCGGATCGGTCAGCGTGAGATCGACGTGGTACGTGCCGTCCATGATCACTCCAGGTACTTCGGGTTCAGATGGCTCGCGCAGACCAGCACGCGCTGCTCGTCCTGATGCGCGGCGTCGTAGTCCTCAGACGGATCGATCTTCGAAAAGATCAGCATCACTTCGTTCGTCGACGTCTCGTGGTAGCCGATCAGCCAGAGCAGTTGGCCCTCGTGCTTGAGCGTCACGCCTGGCGGAAACTGCCGCGCGGCGTGCGCGATGTGCGGCGGGCGCGTGGCGAGCCACGCCTCCCACCCCGCCACGGCGTCGTCAGGCGGGCTCGGCTCGGGTGAGGTGGACGGCGGAGAGGGCTTCTTGGTCATAGTCCTCCAACAGGTAGGGTGATAAGCTGCCGCCCGTGAACGACCCAGAGCGCAAACCGACGGCGTCCGAGCGGGCGAAGCAGTGGCGACTCGCGCTCTCGCCGAGTCGGCGCGAGGAACTTGCGATCAAAGCGCGCGAGGTGGCGCGCCTGTGGGCGCTCGCGAACCCGGAGCGTGCAAGGGAACATAAACGTCGCTACGCGCAAGAGCATCCTGAGAAGGTCAAAGAGAGCCGGCGACGCAGCGCCGCAAAGAATCCCGAGAAGTACCGGAAGATGAAGGCGGCGCAGGTGCGCCGCTATTACCACACCAAACTCAAGCACGACCCCGTCGCGCGTGCGCGCAATCGGGAAAAGGCGAAGGCCCATCGAGCCGCCAACCTCGAGCTCATCCGCGAGAGGGATCGCCAGCGCGCAAAAAAGGAAAAGGCGCAGCGTGCGGCCGCGCAACGACGCTTCCATGCGAAGCACCCAACCAAAAAAGGCGAACTCCAACGGCGCCGACGAGCCATCAAACTCGGCGTGCCTGCCGATCTGACAGAGGCGCAGTGGGCGGCCATCGTGGAGGCGCATGAGGGCCGGTGCCACTACTGCGGGAAGAAGCCCGCCAAACTGGAATACGACCATGTGATCCCGCTGACTAAAAATGGCGGCCACACCGCAGCGAACGTGGTACCGGCGTGTCGCTCATGTAATGCCTCAAAAGGCGATCGCGAACGGCCATATTTGCCCCCTGCGCAACTCACGCTGGCTCTGACCTCGTGAGGTGGATCTCAGGCGAGAAGCTCTCGAAGAACTGGCCGGCGAGCGCGGACCAGTCGCCGTAGCGGAGCTGCTTGTAGCGCGCGGCCGAGAGGCCGGAGAGCGTTTTCTGATCGTAACTAGCGTCGAGCGCTGGGTTGTCCTCGAGGGTGCAGTGCAGGTGGCCGAACTCGTTGGGGTCGTACTTCGGGAACTCTTCGGGGTCGGGATTTTTGTTGATGTACATCTGAATCAGGTACCGCATCGCGCGGCCGCCCGGGTTGCTCCAGATACGCGTGACACCGGCGCGTAGCCCGAGCCGCTCGTGCGCGACGCGTGACGTGCCGGAGCCGCGCGCCTTCGCCGAGATTTCCTCAATAGCCTTGGGAAGGAGCGTGACGCCCTCTTCCAAGTTCACAGAATCCCACTCAGGGCCGACATGCTGCGCGATGTCCGCAGGCTTGTCACAGTAGCCGGCAAATATCATGGCGTCGTTGCCGTCCTCGTGATGAAAGATCGCGACGCGCTGCTGCGCTTTGTACGTCGCGTCGCCGAGCGCCTCGAGCTCGGCGGGCATCATCGCCAGGTGGTTCTTTTGCAGCTGGTCGTACGTGCAGCGAAGTAAGAGGGCACGGTAGCCGGCAATTTTGCGGCACTTGCGGTAGAGGTTCCAGCGACAACCCGTCGACTTGCTCACGCCGGCCGCGCCGGCGACGAGCAGGTTGGTCGTCGGATCCTCGTCGACGTCGATCTGCAGCGGGAGCGGGAGAAACAGAATCGGTCCCGTGTCGTTGCCCGCGCGCCGCATCGCTTGCGCCAGCTGCCGCTCGGCGCACTGCTCCGTCGTGCAGATCCAGTGGCGCTCGTCCATCTTGCGGAAGCGGCCGCCGCACCAGCGGCACTTCGCCACCGCGTGGAGCACCGGCGCGCCGATCACCGCCGGCGCCGCCTGGATCAGCGGCAGCGGCGCGGGCCGCGCGTACTCGTCGGGGCGCAGGATCCGCCGCTGGCGGCCAGGCCGGCGCGGCGCCGGCGCCTCGATGCCCGCCAGCGCGGGCGGCAGATCGGTGTGCGTCACTCGTCGAGCCACAGCGGCTTCCCTCCGGCGGCGAGCTCGGCGCGCCGCTGCTCCACGCGGGCGCGGAAGTCGAGCGGCGGTTGGACACTGCCGGCGGGACTGTCCAACGGGCGCGTTTGGACACTCCCGGCGGGACTGTCCAACGGCAGCGTGGATAACCCGCTAGTTACCGGGTAGTTAGCGGGTGGGGCCTCGTCGAGCACGGCGAAGAGCGAGGGCGTCTGCGTGTCGGGAGTACGGCGCATGGGCACCTCCGGCGACGACACGGGGCGACGAGCGCACGACCGACGGGGCGGCTGGGGCGCGCGAGGTGCGCGCGATCGGGAGGCCCGCATTTTAGCGCAGTGCCCGTCGACGCTGCGCAAAATGGCGCGGCAGAGCTCCACGTCGCGCACCGTCAGCTGGTCGTCGAACACGAGGCAGGCCGTGCGCTTGAGGTTCTCGAGGATCTCGCCGTCGTCGAGACGGTGCTCGTGGCCGCGGTAGGCGACGGCTTCGAGCACGGTGCGCATCTTGGCGGGGTCGAACGGGGTTTTTTCGACACGCGAACGCGGCGCGGCACGCGCTGTAAGTTCCGGGGGGTTGATCTTGGGGGGGGGATTAAGGGAACGCGCGCTGGGGGGGGCCTGAACTGCCGCGGACAAAAAATTTTTTCGGGGGCGGCGGAGCCCTGGGCCTTGGCGATTGCAGCGGGCGCGGGGACTGGTGGGACGCCGCTGGCGTCGACGGGTGACGCCAGAGATCCAACCGCCCAGGCGGGCGGCGGCGCGGCCCTGGGCCGCTCGGGCGGGACTTCCCTGCTGACACTGCTCCATTCAGGCACACCCTTCCTGTCACGGGACCAGGGGTGGCAAACACGGGAGGGCTGCCGCTGCCACGTCTGGTTGACGTGTTCCGAAGAGGTGTGCTTTACTGGGTGCTCCAACTCACCTAGTAAAGCGGGATCCTCTTCGGGTTCCGAGCGCGCGACCGAGACGATCCGGTCGCGCGCTTTGGTTATCCGGCGACTTTACGCCCCGGTACTCAACCCGTCAACATTTAGTCCTCCAGCAGTACGGTCTTTAGTCGGTCCCGATAAGACCTTCGCCCGACTTTTCGTGTCGGCCAAGCGACCACTCAGACGGGGTAAACGGTCGCGCGCGAGCCTTGGCGCAGCTCGCGGAAGTCCAAGAGCGCCCGACTCGCCTGCTCGTCCGACAGCCCCACGCGCGTCGTGAGGAACAAGTAGGTCAACTGGTCCGAGACGGCCGCTTCGATCGCGCCGGAGAGCATCCCGAGCACCTCGCGCGCTTTCGGCAGATCCATCTGAATCTGCGCGTCGTTAACGGCCAGCTCGACTTTCCCCTCTTTGGTCTGCGCGCTCAGGATTGAGGCCAGCTCGATCCGCGTCAGCCCGTCGTCGGTGACCTTCACCTCGCGCATGTCGTAGCGGTAGAAGCAGTCGCGACAGGTGCGGACCTCGTCGCGCGTGCTCTTGCGCCACTGTGCGTCGATCTCTTGTCGACAAAGCCGGCAGTGCTTATGAGTGCTCACTGCCCTACCCAGTCGCTGAGGAGTCGCTGCAGGAGATCGGAAAGATCGAGATCGAGATCGTCATCCTCGAGCTTCCGCCGCGCGCGACGGATCGTGGTCTTCTGCAGGATGACGGTGATCGGCCGGTACGCCGGGTCACTGCTCTTGCTCGGAGGCCGGCCCGTGCGCGGCGCGCTCCCCTCCTCCACCTCCACGGCGGCCGCGCCGCTGCGCAGATTTTTCAGAATGTCAAACTTCCCTGCCATTCAAGATCTCCTTTCCGATCGCTTGATACGCCTCCCACACCCGCAGCGCGTTCTGGTGGCGGATCTTGTCGACGGTGACGCCGGCCGCGACGGCCATCTCCACGGCTTTGAGCCGGGGGATCTCGGCGGCGAAGAGCGGCACCTCATTCGCCACAAGCTCGGCGCGCAGCTGCTTCCCTTCCGGCTCGGGCGCCGGCGCCACCTTCGTCAGCAGCACGCGATACTTCCGGCTGCCGATCCGCTGCAGCGCCTGGACCGTGAGCAGCAGGCCTTCGGTGTCGAGGCTCATCGGCACGGCCGGCACCACGAGCAGATCGCATCCGTCCGAGAGCGCCTTCAGATCCATCTGGCTGGGCCGCTGGCCGGTGTCGATCACGATGTGCTCGAAGTTGCGCGCCAGGCGCGCCGCCTGGATCTCGTCGGCGATCTGAAACGGGAAGCCCTGCCCTTTCTTGCTCCACGCCGTCGCGTTGCGGGTGTCGTCGCCGTCGAGCAGCAGCGTCGGCGCATAAGTCTGAAAGTATGCCGCAAGATGGACCGCTGTTGTTGTCTTCCCCACCCCGCCCTTGTAGCTTGCCACGGTAATTATCACGTTGTGTCCTTTTGAACGCGTGTAACGCCCACCGTCTCCACGGCGACGCGTGCAATGGTTATCACATTCCAGACGGGTGAAACGATGCAGGTAGAGACGTGGACACAAAGTAGCGTGCCGAACTGTGCAGCGGCGGGCAGTTGACGCCGGTCGTACGATCAGGGCGGGTCGCTCAAGGAAAAGGCCGCGCCTGAACCTAGTCTTTGCCCTTCAGTCGTGACCGAGCTGGGGAGCTCCTTGGGCGGCCCGCTTGCATCGAGGGGTAAGATCGAAAGGCCCCAGACCTAGAACGGGATTCCGGCGCGCGAGCTGGTGGTTGGAGACGGCTCGCGGATTGACGCCGCGGAGGCTCCAGCCATGTCGCTCGCCACCCTCCTCACCGCGATCATCGTCCTCGTCGTCATCGGCGTCGTGGAGTGGTTCTTGGTTGAGAGCGGGTACATCCCGCTGTCGCCGCCGATCAAAGTCGTCATCCGCGTCGTCATCGTCCTCGCGGTCGCCATCTGGCTGCTCCGCGTCTTCGGCCTCTGGAGCGGCCCGGCCTTCCGCTAATGTTCGCCCTGCTGCAGCGACTCTTCGGCTTGTGCCGGCACGACGCGATGTGGCGCGAGCACCGCGAGCTCGACGGGCGCCAGGTCGTCTTCTTCGTCTGTGACTGCGGCTACGCCGTGCCGGTGCTCCAGCGGACGGCCGACGAATACGTCGTGCTCGAGAAGATCGCGCCTCCTACGCGGTCTGGGCGGGTCTGATGGCCTACGTACGCTGCGACGTCGCGTCGTTCGAAGGCTTCCGCTTCCAGCAGATCGGGGAGATGTTCCCGCGCGTCGACGTGAGCCCGCAAGGCGGGTGGGTCTACAGCGACTGCAACCCGGACGGGTCGGTGTTCGTGGCGACCTCGGTCGGCCAGCGGATGGAGCTCGGCGCGCGGCAACCCAACAACCCCGCGGTGCCGCGGTTCCAGACCGACAACAACTTTCACCTCTACATGGTCGCCCTGACGGCCGACGGCCAGGGCGTCTTCGGCCGGCACCTGATCTTCGACGCCGCCGGCTACTACGTGCGCGAAGAGCCGCACTTTGACGCCGATATGGGCCTCGCCATGGGGGTCTTAGACGTCACGGTCGACGGCGTGATCCTCTGGTGGAACGGCAACAACAGCCGCATGGTCGACGGCCTGCAGCTGCTCAACTGGCGCGAGCGCGGCGACTACATCGTCGGCGTCTTGGCCCACACCTGGCTCGGCATCTCGGTGTTCGAAAAGCCGAGCAAGCGGTGGTACCGCGCGTTCGTCTCGGACGTGCAGCTCTTGCCAGGGATCGCGGAGGACGGCACAGTCGCAGCGCAGGGTGAAGGGGGCGGGTTTATTCCGCGATCAACCTGGGTTGGAGCCCTCTTCGACCCCCATGACGTGCCCGACGTCACCGAGCCGCCGGTCATCACCAAGCACCCCCAGAGCGTGACGATCGAGCAGGGCGATCTCACCACGCTCGCCGTCGAGGCGACCGGCACCGAGCCGCTGCACTACGCCTGGTATGCGAGCGACAGCCCCGACGTCGTCGGCGACGACCGCCCGACCTACACCACGCCCGAGCTCGAGGAGACGGTCGAGATCTGGGTGGTGGTGTGGAACGAGGCCGGCGAGGTCACCTCCGAGCGCGCCACCGTCACCGTCACCGTCCCGATTGACCCGCCCGATCCTGTGGAGCCTGAGATGAAGCACGCGCTGATCTCGTTCGACCCGAAGAAACCGTTCGCGATCGAAGTCCTCGAGCAGCCGCACCAGGACGGCGCGCCGAACATCGCGCTGCAGCACGCGACGACCAAGCAGTGGCTGACGGTCGACGACGTGCCCGAGCTCTCGCTCAGCTGGCGCGACGAGCACGAGACGCCCGGCGCCTGGCAGCGCTTCATTCCAGGGCCCGGCGGCTACGGCGCCAAACGCGAGAGCGGCAACCGCGTCGTCGTGCGCTTCGGCCCGTGGGAGGAGAAGGAACCGTGAACGCGACGAGCGAGCTGCTGTTCTGGTTCGCGCAGGGCGGCACCACGGTGGCGCCGCCGCCCACCGCGCTCGTCGTGCCGCTCACCGCGAAAGGCGTCGAGCTCGTGCGGCCCGACGGATCGATTTTCAAATACAGAGCGGTCACCGGCTTCAGGGCGCCGGAGCTCTACGCGAAAAAAGAGATCGGGTGGATCGAGGACTACTACCAGTGGATCCGCGAGCTCGGCGGCAACACCATCCGCGTCTTCGGCATGTGGAACAACACCGGCTACATGCCGAAGCGGGGGAGTGGGTACTACGACGCGCTGAACGCGTTCTTCGCGCACGCGAAGGGCAGTGGGCTCTATGTCCATTTCGTCTGCTTCTGCGACCAGGTCGAGGGCAGCGACGTGCTCCTCTCGCACGAGGATCAGAACACGCACCTCAACGAAGTGCTGAACATCGTGCGCCACACCGACAACGTCTTCGTCGAGATCGAAAACGAGAGCTGGAAGAACGGGAACAACGCGTACGCAGATCGCTTTCCGTCGTCGCTCTTCGACAAGCTGCTCGCGATGCGGAGCTCGTGGCCCGAAGAGTCGCCGCCGGCTGATCCGTCGCTCGGCGGCTGGCTGAGCCTGGGGACGAAGCACCTCGATCGGGGCACGGAGTGGACGCGCAAGGCGAAGACGCTGTACGAAATGCAGTTCGAAGGCCTCGGCGCATTTCCGCCGGCGCGCATCCCGAGTCTGAGCGGCGAGCCGGAGCGGATCGGCGAAGCCACCACGCCGCGCCAACACGCCGACAACGCCGCTTGCACCGAGCTCATGGGCCTGGGTGGCTGTCTGCACGGCGGCTACTCGAGCTTCGACAGCTCGCACGACAACGATCTGCAAAATTGCCGCGCGACCGGATCCGCGAACGCGATGGCGTGCGCGCAAGCGGTGGCGGATGTGTGGAAGTCGGACATCTTCGATCCGCGCGTCGGCGGGACCGAGCATCTGGATCGCGGACGAGAGTGCAACGATGGCCCGTGCCCAGTCGTGCATTTCGATCGCTACAACGAAGCATCGCCTTGCCATCATCCGAAAGATGGCGCGTGCCGCAGCTATTTCAAGTTGCTCGAGGGCAAGTACTACGGGCTCAGCTGTGATCCGGGGCCAGAGTGGCCGGGGTACCAAACGCGCGAGGGTTGGAGGATCGTCGCCCAGGGCGGCTACTCGGGCGACGGTCACGGCGGAAACATGCTGCGCTTGGAGCGGTGAGAGGTGACTCCCGAGCGGCGCGCCATCCTCGACGAGCTCGGCGAAGAGGACGTGATCTTCTTCGAGCCGCCAGGCATGGACGCCGCGATCGTGGGCCTGAGCTGCTATCAACCGCGGCGTGACGTCTGCGTGGTGTACGACTATCAGAAGCTCGTGACCTACTTCCGCGATCAGGGCATGTCGCGCGAAGACGCCGAGGAGTGGCTGTCCTTCAACACGCTGGGCGCCTGGTTGGGGGAGAGGACGCCGATCGTGATCAACCGCGTGACGGTGCAGCGAGCGGGGCCATGGCGGATCCACAACAAGACGCGGCAAACCGCGAAGCTCTCCTGAGACGGCTGCTCGCCGGCGGCGAGCTCACGCCGCCGCCGCCGATCGCGCCCGTCGCGTCGCACCCCGCGCGCGATGCGGTCCTCCTCGAGTCACGTCGGCGCGGCGACGACATGATCCAGCGCGCGAGGATCAACGAGACGCCGGAGATCTCGCTCGGCGAGATGCGCGGGATCGAGAACAACTGGGAACCTGGGCTCGAGAAGTGGGGAGTGACGCGCCCCGACATGGAGCGGCTGACGGAGCTCGTCATGGCAATGGGGCCCGCGTCGCTCGACGACGTCGCGGCGAAACTCGGTAAGCCACCAGGGTGGTTCAAGACCGTCGTCGAAAAACTGCCCGGTGACACGTACAGAGTTGAGATTCGAGAAGGCCCACTAGGCCTCAGGGCCGGGTCGATCGACATGGGCGATCAGGTCGTGCAGAACCATCTGTCAGTCGATCTGACGCGCTCAAACGAAAACCTTCGAGATAAAGGGTTTGGTCGCGAGATGTATCAAGAGGCGATCAACGCAGCGAAGCAGCGCGGGTATAGCGGCCTCGCGTCCAACCCTGCAATGCGGAACCAATACTCCGAGAGAATCTGGAATCGAGAAGGGGTCACGCGCGGCGTGCCTGGGCGAAACTCTTGGGAACAATTTGACTTGATGTCGGAGTACCGCCCGAAGGATCCAGGCGCAGCGCCCACGCCGGCGGCGAGCCAGGAGCCAATAGCCACGCCGGCGGCGAGCCAGGAGCCCACGCCCGGTCTGATGGAAACGCTCCGAAGACAAATGAATCCGGTCGCCAGCGAGCCAACGCCACAGACCTTGGCGGAAAGGCTCCGAAGAAGCCTCGAGCGGGTGGAAGCCGCCCGAAGAAGGGGAGAGGGAAGACTGGCAACATCCCGAGTCGCCTCGCATCCCGCGAGGTCAGAGGTGCTAGTCGCGACGGGCAAGCCATCGGGCACGCCACGCGTGCTCGATCTCACGAAGTTCAGTGCAGAGGATGAAGACGCGATCTCGAAGGCCTTCGGCACGGACCAGTGGTCAGTCAACATGCTCAGACAATCCTTGGAGTCGCCAGAGTTTGGCGCCAAGTTGCCGTACGACGCCTATCAATACGACTGGGCCGGGATTCCCCTGACGAGGATCCCCAAGAAATGAGCGAGCGCAAGAAGCCTTCACCCTGGCCGCACGGGCAACCGACCGTGACGTGCGAACGCTGCAACGGGACGGGCCTCGATCGCTCGCGCGTGGAGAGCTACGCGAGCTCGAGGGCCCACTACGACGACGACAAGACGCGCGTTGAGCAAACCGTCTGTCCAGGCTGCAGCGGCCGCGGGCGCGTCGTCGCCAGGTGATCCCGATGCGACGCGTCGACGACTCGCACATCGGCTGCGAACTGACGCCCCGTGAGCGCAACGCTGTGGACGAGATGAAGGCGCAGACCCGGATATTCACCGACGCGGATCTACTGCGCACGGCGCTCTACCGCTTCGCGCGACACTTAAACCTGAAGCCCACGGTGGAATTGTTTGCGGTCAGAGAATCGCGCAACAGCAAAGCCGCGCGCAAAGCGAAAGCGTCGTAAGCGCGTGCCGTCACGGACGAGCATCTTCTTGAGCTGCCCGACGTGTGCGTACCGTTGGGAAGCCGCCGGCGTGGTCGACGGGGCCTGGTGGAGCGCCGGCGTGACCCCCGAAAGTATCGCCGCGATCTGCCACTGCCCGAAGTGTGAAACGCCGCCCCCGATGCAGACAGCAGGCACAAGCACGCACGCAGCACACACAGCACGCACGAAGCAAGCAACTAAGCAAGCAACCGAAGCAGGCAGAAAATAAGCCTTGACACGCCACCTGGGATGAGGTAGGCACGCCAGCCAGGATACCCCCCCCCAGTCTGGCGTCTGCTTGCAGGGTG